TGAATCGGAGGGCGACTTGGCCGATTTTAACGAATTGTTGGAGGGTGACTATACTCCGGCTGCCGCCACGAACACGGATTATGGAACCGCTCCTCTTGACAAGCGTATGCAAGATGAGGGCGACGTCGATCATGACATATAAGTTAGCATAGGCTAGCATAGGCCGGGTGCCACATTGCCCGGCCTATTGTTTTACCATTATCAAGTTTACATAACGTGTTAAGGTTCCCCCCCCTAGTTGACATAAAATGTTAAGGTTCTGTTTGACATAACGGGTGTGTAGTACATGGTAGCCACCTCAAAATTTTTTCAAAATTTCTTGGATAATGCATATATTGTAATAATACAGTGGTGCTATATCCCTCCTGTTGCTATTAGCCACAATATAACTCCAATGGCGGGGATAAGCCCTGCGACCAATCCCCACAATCCTGATTTCAATTGGAGGTTACTTACATCTGTCTTGACAGAGGCTACCTCAACCTTGCTGGCCATCCCTTCATCAATCCTGGCTACAGCTACCTTGATATCTTGTATATCTTCGGAGAGCGCATTTCTTTCTTTATCTACACGATTTCTTACCTCAGCACGTAACTTTGAGAAATCGTCCGCGCTCTCCTTTCTTTGGTTAGATAAGACTTTCCATATCTGGTCTGTTTTATCTACCAGTTGATTCTGAGTAATAAGGATATGATTCTTCCATACATCGAAACCATTTCCACTATCCGGCAAGCTCTCGTTTGGCATCCTCTAGATTCCTTATAGCCTTATTGATTAATTCTAATATTTCGGGTTCATTGTGGGCAGCGGGACATTCTGTGCCCCAAATCTCTACCCAGGCTTCACAAAACGCATTTAAGTAAAAAATGCTATCTGGATCGTTTAAATCGTTACCAAGACGCGAACCTCCATAATATGCTGCTAAAGCCCTTGATAAGTTATCATTATAAACTACGAGATTATTACGAAGAATTTTACAACCCCAGAGAATATTAGTAGCTGGGTCGAGTAATTCAGCATGTGTAGGTCTACCAGTGAAACCTTCCTCTTTAGGCATGACCTGCATCAGTCCTATTGCTCCAGCGGGACTTATAGCGTCTGCTTTCCCCGCAGACTCTATCATAATGATAGTGCCGATGATTCGCTCGTCAATGTCTTCCTTATACATAGAGACTAGAGGTCTCCAAGGGCTGATATACTTGTTACCCCACACTGTAGGCTCAGGCTCAGGCTCAGGCACAGGTGTAGGCAGGGGTGTAGCATGTCCATCAGTTAGCTGAAAAATGGGCACCCATGTTAGGTTACCGAATATCCCGTTTCCTCTAACTATGTCACCACCGAATTGGTGGGAAGGACACCAGAAGAGGTTAGCCCCCTCACCAGGAGCACACACATCATCAGGACCAGCTACCCAATCAACGAAACCATTGTTGTCTGTTCTACCGAAGACTACACTGTCAACAGCTTCAGGTGGGTAAGTTACATTCTCTGGAGCAGAGACGTTAGGCCATCCATTAGGTGCTCCTGGCCAATGCCGTCCTACAGCCCAACCCTCAAGAGGCTGATTGTCGATATCTACCAGCTTCACAGCATAGTAACCGCTTACAGCGTCATGGCTGTGTCCAGAGGTTTGTTTCTCATACAAGCTTACTACTTTGAAATTTAAGTCACCTTCTATGTTAAGACCAGTATCCACAGTAACCCCATATATCTCAGATAGCCACTCAAGGTCACGAACTCCCCCATCTAGCGTAACTACTGTGACTGCGCTAGGCATCGGAGTAGGCGGCTCTGGCGGCTCCGGTACTGGATCAGGAGTAGGTGGGGCTGGTGGTTGTGTGTAACCAGGCACCACTACTGGATTCTCTACAATATACGCTAACATTCTTACCATAAACTCTCTAACCTTGATGCTGAAGGTAGCCCAAGGTTGTGAGAAGTCATAAGTGAACATCATGGCGCTTAGAATTCTATTATCCTTTAAGAGCTCTTTATCGTACCATCTAAGCTGTCCTAGATACTGTTCAGCAGCTACTTCAGCATTAGGGTCTAGTCCCCGCCAGCCGTAGTGCTCTGTTCTGTCGGGGTGGGCAGCGTCATCAATACCACACTCCCCGATTACGATAGGTACCTGCCAAGGACACTGTAGGTATCTTCCCCCTAGCCATGTCCACCAGAAGTCTGGACCCTCTCTAGGCCAGTATTCATGTAATCCTAGAACGTCATTGTCTCCGAATTCCTGTAGAACTGGGTCAAAAGGTGCCCAAATTGGTGGTCCATCCTCTACTTCGTTACCGGGCCACCCTACACCAATGTTGAGTGTCATTACGTTATGGCCCTGTGCGTGCATTAACTTCATGAATGTTTTGTAGTATTCTGCTGTATGTTCTGGTTGTTCATCTCCCCAAGGCCAGATGTGGGGTTCATTAAGACCTGTCCACAAGAGCTGCTCAGGAGCTACAGGATATCTAGTCCTAATGATACCCCAAGCACTCATTAACCTGCTCACATGGTCATGTGCCATATCTCTAGCATGTTCCAGGTCTACAATACCTCTGTTTTCATAATTCTCACTAACAGGGTGGTGCCTCATTACAATCTTGCCCTCAGGGTGAAGAGTCCTCAAGGCTACATCCATTCCTGGAGCATTATCATCAGTAATAAATAGTTTAATGTGTAATGGTTGCCATGCGGCTAACCATTGTTTGTCCTCTTTACTACTATGGGTATTTTGCCAATGACAAGATAGTTTAGTCATAGTTCTCTCCTAGCGTAACCTTCATTTTGGTTCAATCCTTTCTTTTGTAGTCGCCTTAATCTCCTGCCGAAACTGTTGGTATTCCCCATACTCAGTCGCGTATTTCACCTTGTCCAGCAAGAAATTATTGATGGTTGCAATCTCATCTTCCAGGCTGTAGCGTGCAGCGATTCCTGCCTCGATAAGCTTATCATGGGTAACTTCACCTTCTACCCACGCTTCGTCGTACTCGTATTGCGTTCGTGTTTTGCCAGTCTCAGAGTCTACTACTTCAGTTTCTACTATGTCGAATGGGAAGACAGTCTTCCCATTCGACATGTAGGACTCTGCTGGTCGCGTATCACTTATTGCCATTGCAATCTCCTCAGCGGGTTTTTCACTCCGCCTGTCTTACATACCCTCGCCACGATTTGGCGAACATCCTTGTCAATGTACTTTCTTACCAGATTCAGGCAATTTGCGTGCTTCGTCCACCCCCAGTAGCTCATGAGACCGTTCACGATCTGGCTTGGGGACATATCGCAATACACACGCTTGATGCGTAACACCTTTGCCTTGAACCGCTGAGCAATACTCTTACGCAATAGTGCATAGCCGTGGAAGAAACGATACCCGAGGAAATCAATACCCCGTTTGTCTACTGGGAATACTTGATAGTTGGGCTTGATAGAAAGCTTTAGATGGGCTTGCAGGTACTCTTGCGCGTCTGCAAATAGTTGATGCAAGAACCGCTTATCCCCATGCAACACTACAACGTCATCGCAATAGCGGAAATAGTATCTACATTGTTTTTCCTCTTTCATCCAATGATCAAAATATGCCAAGTACAGGTTACCGAAGTATTGGCTGAGATAATTGCCAATTGGAATGCCATCAACTGAATTGATGGTTTCGTCTAATAGCCACAAAATATCTGGGTCCTTTATCTTTCTGCGAAGCATGGCCTTCAGGACACCATGGTCAATAGATGGGTAGAATTTGCGCACGTCAAATTTGAGACAATATCGAGTATTCTCTACATCGCACAATGCCAACTTCACCCGCCTAACGCCCTTATGGATACCTCGCCCTTTCAATGCAGCATAGGTATCAGAGATAAACGTCCTCATCCAGATAGGTTCCAATACCTGCATAATACAATGGTGAATTATCCTATCCGGAAAGTAGGGTAATTTGTAAATCTCACGTTCTTTGCCCCTGTCCATTTTGGTGAATACCTCATATTCAGAATTGCGAAAAGCCCTATCTCGCAACATTACTTGAATCTGAGCCAGATACTTGTTCTCGTTAGCATTCACCATCTGCACTTCACGGTAGTGCTGTTTCCCGCGTTGTGCATTGCGGTGTGCCTCTCGAATGTTCCGCATATCCCAAACCCTCGTGTACAGATTTCCGTATCGCTTCATCTGCTTATTTCACCTCGGAGCCTTCGAGACCCTGCGGCCCTACCGACACCAATGAGGCGTTGCTTCGTGTTTTGCCAAGAGGCATGGTTTTCCATATCCTTTCGTTAAATTAATTGAAATAAGCTGACCTGACTGCTGATATTCGCATTGAGATTAGCTGACGTGTTATTCAGATTCCAATAGAACCTGCTAGCATTCGTGCCATTATTCGCATTCCTGCTGAATTGAGTGACCTGCCAACTGGCATCTTTTGATATGGAAAACCCTAAATCTACCACGAGACCCGACCGCCGATATGCGCATTGAGAGAAGCCGACGCGTAAAACAGATTCCAATAG